TGGAGGGGCCGAAGCACCGCCAAGGTCACCACCCATTGCGGAATCACCCGCGTCAGGTGATTCACCACCAGCGCCAGATGAAGGTTCACCATCTTTTTTACCATATAATTGGTCTATGGTATCGAATAAACCTGTTTTTGGTATAATTTCTGCAGTTTTAGCTAATTCAGCCGCAACCGCTCTTTCGACTCTTTGTTGTTGAATATCTAATCTTATTTCTTCGTCTGAGAAACCTAAAACATGTTTTTTAGCCCATGATGCCGATACTGGTGCCACTGAATCTGCAATTGGTGTTACTGCGTCTTTATACAGTAATATTTTCTCTTTCCATAATTCTATTGATAATAGTTCAGATTGTTTTGATGGGTTATGTAAACCTAAAGTAAAGTTAGTTAACTCATCTTCAAACCCTAACAAGAATAAGTGAATGATTGCAATTTTGTTTAGTTCTGCAATCATAGATTTTTGAATTCTATTAATTGTCCTTGCGAATCTAATATCTAATAATGATAAGTTTTTACCATCACCAACAGCCTCCTCAAACCCTAAATAAGCTTTTGGAATTCTTAACGCAGTTACAAGTTTCTTTTGGATATATTCAATATCCGCTATCTCAGCTAAGTTAGTTCCACCTGGTAGTGTTTCTATAGGGTTTGTTGCCGCAGGGTCACGAACAGGGATAAAATAATCTTGGTCTACAGCCATTTGATTATATCTCATATCAACATTACCTGTTGAATGGTCAACAATTTGGTCTCTTTTAAATTTATTTGCAACTCTTTGTACGTAAGGGTCAACATCTTTGTCGTCCATGTTTCCAACAAAGACTTTAAAAACTCTTCTTTCAGGTGCTCTTGAAACTCTATATATTAACATTGCATCTTCAGATAATAAAAGTTGTTTCCAAATACGTCTAGCCTTTTCCAACATAGAAGTTCCATAAGGAAGTTTTCTATCATCACCTAAAATCCTAAAGTGTGCTATTTCCCAAGTATTGAATTCCATGTTCTTTTCTTTCCAAGTAAATTTCAAAGCATCGTTTTCCATTTCTTGTGAATACTTGTCAGGCTGAAATCTCATACCTTTTTCTAACCTTTCTATTTGAATGTTCGGTAATTGTTGACATCCAACAATACCCTTTTCAGGGTCCAACTTTAGATAAACAAAATTATCACCGAATTTACATGTATTTCTAGTCCACATTGGTAGATTTGTATTGATATCTAATTTGTTGACAAATAAGTCTATCAGTACAGATTTTATTCTTTTGGATTCTGAATAAACTTTTAATATTAATCCATCTTGGTCTGGTGTTGTTGATTCCTCAGAATATATGTCAAGAGCCGCAGATATTTCGGGTGTGTACTCCATAGACTCATAATCGTAATATGAAGCCATCCTTGTCGGTTCATAATAAACAGCTTGCTGATAAAGATTATTCTCAACTTTTTGCCACTGTTGACCAATGTACATAGTTTGTTGGGACTGTAGTTTTTCTTTTTCAAACTCAGTTTTGTCTGTTGTTTTGAGTAATTCTTTTTTATCAAATTTGAATACGGGTGATTGTTGGTCAAGAGTTGCGTTAGGACCAAATGTCCTACTCAATCTTTGCCATACCGTTAGTTTTTGTTCTGACATAATTTCTTTTATTAAAAAATAATATGGTTAATTATAAATTAAACCCTTTTACCACTGAATAACCATAAATACTTTTCATAATCACTTTTAGTTAAACTATTTCTTTGGTAACTGTTGTGGTCTCTTGTTGATGCAGGTAGTCCAGGATTAAAACTAGTATATTCATTTTGATAACTATTATTTTCTACAGACCATGATTCTAACATCGCTTTCGTTTGTTCGGTAACTTTTTCTAGTTGCGCAAAAGACGTTTCTGCAACATATACTGCCATGGCGAAAGACATTATTAAATCGTCGTGTTGACCTTTTTGGTGGTCGGGTCTACCGTTTACGTAAACAAACGTATTCAACTCATTAAATAATCTCTGCGACCTTACTGAAAAATCATACCTTAACGCTTCCTCAAACGCTTGTATAATCAATACCCTTTTAGCATTAAAATTAATACCTGGTATTTTGTCATTAGCTTTAGGATTCCATTTCCATTTGTCGGCAGGGTTAACCCCATCAACATATAAATTTTTATATCCTAACTCCTGTAGTTTTCTTGATGTTGATACACCCATACCTCCAGTGATGTCTATTACTATTAGAGCACCGTACATGGTACCCCACTTATACGCAATTTCCGCCAATACATCGGGAGGTATTTTTCCAATATATTCTAAAACTTGTTCTCTATCATCAAAATCTATTATTGATATTGTGCTAAAGTCTTCACTATCTCCTCTTGAGACATCGACACCCATAATATACTTGTGGCCTATAATTGGTTCTTTCCACTGCCACAAAGCACCTCCCATAAATTTGTTTACGGGTTCTTTAATATGGTTTTCTTTAATTTTTTTCATCGTTTCAGGTGGTATAACATTATCCCCCGAACCTAAAAAATTACACTCTAGCTCTTGTGATATTTTTCTTTTATCAAACTTTAATTTTTTTGCCATGGCTTCAAACCATGAACTATATGCCTTATACCCCTTTTCTATCTTTTGTTTGATATCTTCAAAATTTCTATCACTTACTTTAATTTCTGTATAATCTAAGATAATCTCATTATCATTATAGTCAGCTCTATTTAACATGTAATGAATAATATCGTCACATTTTATTAGTTTTAAATCTTTAGAATATCTTGGATCTCGATACCAATACATTTCAGTTATTCTAAAATCATTCATACCTTTAATAGCTTGACTATAGATTGAATAATAAATTGGGTCAAATCCGTTTGGTGTTGAAATTACAATTACCTTACCTCCTGTTGAAAGGGACGCCATACATGCTGACCAGAAATCTTCATCGGCATTTATATATGCGGCCTCATCGAATATAAGAATAGTTGGAGTATATCCCCTAAGAGCATCTTTTGATGTTGCAACGGCCTTAACCTCACAACCGTTTGTTAATTTAAAATGTCTTTGTGAATTTTTTTCGTTAGAAAATGTTACTCCTAACCAAGATGGCCACTGCTCAACAAAAGCTCTAACTTTATTTGCCATCTCAACAGCAGTATCCATTTTGTTTGCAATAATCAAAATCTTTTCGGGTTTTGACTTTTTAGCGAAAATTAACCTTTTTGATGCCCAAGCTGAAGTTACTGTTGATACTCCTGCCTGTCTATATTTTAATGCAATGTTTTCTTCACATTCATCATAATCTTTTACAAGAGTTACTTGGTCATTGAATAGTTCTAATGGTACGTATTTAGATTGTGTATTATCGTAAGTTTGTAAATATGTTTTTAGTGCATAAGGTGTGTCGTTTACACACTTAGCATATTCTAATAATATTTGTTCTTTTGATAATGACATTCATTTTATTTTCTTCTTCGAATTACCTCAAGAAGTTCACCTTTTGTTGTATGTGGTGGTAAGTGGTTTTCTAATATGTTAAGTATAGACTCCTCCAATTTTTTAACATCCTCGTCAGTTTTCTTTTTCTTTGGTAAACCTTTGTGTTTTGTTGATGCAAAGTCCTCAAGTTCTTTTTTTGACATTTCTTTTGCCATTTTTTCTACTTTTTTGGAAACTTTAGATTTTGGTGTTTCTCCGTTTTTAACAGATAATGCCAACCCCATAATTTTTTGTTGTTGTTGTGACACCGCTTTTTCATTTACATCTTCTTCACCTAACTCTTCCTCATATGTTACATATGCCTTTCCTGCGGATTTTGCGTTAGCTTCATCAGGTGATCCTTTTTTTACATTAATTACCTGTTCTTGCTCAGTAATTTTTTTGTAAAGCATATTTAACTGATTTTCGTTTAGATTTTCTAAAGTATTTATCGAAAAACCTTCGTGTAAAAGTTTCACTATTTTAGGATTCATATGTTTCATCACTTACTAAATTTCTTTCCCATTTTAATACGATATCTTTTTCGTATAATTTATTTTCTATAATTTCAATACTTTCACCATACTGAAAAACTAATCTTTTTCCTTGGTAATTATCTGGTTTTTCCCAACCTAAAGCAATAACACCATCGATTGCATCATACATCCCAAAAAAATCTGAGTTTTGTATTAAATCTAACTCAATCTCAGAATTTTTAAGAACTCCAACTTTTTTTATAAATTCAACATGTGGTGGTGTTGGTTTTCCATTTGCTGTTTCACTGTCCCAATCCTCACCATATACATCATCCAAATCTGAAAAAATAAATTCGTAAATATTATCTCCTCTAAAGTTTGGACCTAATTCGTTAATGAAAACTAAATTCATATAGTTCTACCGTTTGGTGTTACTTTAACTTCTTTTCCGTTAATTTTAAAAACTAAATTGTTTTTATTTGTTCTTCCAATAAACGTACAGTTAGTATAATCCTCAATTAAAATTAAACCTGTTTTTTTTTGGTTTTCAGAAATAGAATATTCTTGAATGTCGTTCTTTTGGTTTATTTTATTAATTTTAGATTTTAAAAAGTCTACTTTATTTTTATTTTCTAATACCGGTTTTTCTTCATTTTTAATTTTAAAATAACCAGATAAAACTTTCTCAACTTGGGATTCACCAAAAATTGAATCCATTACTGATTGGTAACCTTCTTTTGTTTCAGGTTCAGGTGTTCCCATATCGTCAGTTGGCATTTCGTCAGTTGGCATTTCGTCAGTTGGCATTTCGTCACCCCCAAAATCAAAATCTTCTTCACCGAAGTTTAATTCACCTTCACCTTCTTTACCATACTCATCAAACCCTTCAATTTTATCGACGATATCTTCTCTATCATCGTCATCAAGTTTGTTTAAATCAATTGCAGATACAATAGAATTAATTACGTATTTAATATCTTGTGAATCAAGACCTTTGTCTTTATCAAACATTCTTAGTTTTTGACTTAATTTACCTGTAAGTTTTTGGATTAGTTTTAAATTACTTGACCCACCTTCCTCATCGTCTTCTACACCAATTTCTGTATCCAACATAGGTGCATCTCCAGGAGCCATTGGCATTTCTGGTTCTTCTGGCATTTCTTCTCCACCCATTTCAGGTGCCGGTGCTCCCATTTCAGATTCTCCACCCATTTCAGGTGCCGGAGCT